TGCCTGTGCGAATTTAATCTGGTCGTGCCGCTGGCCCACAAGGTCACCGCAATGCGCACCACGGATACCGCCGGATGTTTCCGGAACCGGTCCGGCGCAGTTTCCACGCTGATCGGCAAATGCCTTCGGCGAGGCGACGTAGATAGCACGATGAAACGCAGTCCGCGAGCAACTCAAACTATGCCTGGTATCAGAACTTCAGCAATGGCAACCAGAACAACAACCACAAGAACAACGAGCTGCGCGCGCGGGCTGTCCGCAGACTATTCCGATGCGGCGCTTCCTCCCCTCGTCGAGGTGGTGGATGCCTACTACGACTGCCGCCAGCGCAAGCGCAACACGCACAGCGCACTGGCGTTCGAGCAGAACCTGGAGCGCAACCTATACCGCCTTCACCGCGCGCTGGTCAACGGCAGTTATCTGCCCGGTCCGTCGAAGTGCTTTGTCATCGATCGCCCGAAACATCGCGAGGTGTGGGCGGCGGAGTTCCCGGACCGCATCGTGCACCACATGGTGTACAACCGGATCGGGCCTCGCTTCGAGCGATCGTTCATCACCGACTCGTGCGCCTGCATCAAGGGGCGCGGCACGCTGTATGGAGCACAGCGCCTCGAAAAGAAGGTGCGATCGATCACGCAAAACTGGTCGCGACCGGCGCACTATCTGAAGTGCGATCTCGCCAACTTCTTCGTCAGCATCGACAAGCGCATTCTGCTCGATCTGCTCGTCGCGAAGATCCCCGAGCCATTCTGGCGCGATCTGACCGAACTCGTGCTGATGCACGATCCACGGGAAAACTTCATCTACCTGGGCGACCCCGGGATGATGGAGCATGTGCCGCCGCACAAGCGCCTGATGGAACAGCCGGCGCACCTCGGGCTGCCCATTGGCAACTTGTCGTCACAGTTCTTCGCGAACGTCTATCTCAACGAGCTGGATCAATTCGTCAAGCACAAGCTGCGCTGCCGGCACTACATCCGGTATGTGGATGACTTCGTGCTGCTGCACGAGTCCGCGCAATGGCTTAATGCCGCGCATGCCGAGATCGAGGCATTCCTGCCTCGCACGTTGGGAGCGCGCCTCAATCCGACGAAAACGATCCTGCAGCCGGTGGCGCGCGGTATTGATTTCGTCGGCCAGGTGATCCGGCCATGGGTGCGGCATACCCGAGCGCGCACCGTCAATGAAGGTCTGCGCCGCCTGCGCGAAATGCCGCCTCCCGATGTCTACGCCTCGGCCAACAGCTATTTCGGCCTGCTGCGTCAGGCCACCGGCAGCCACGCCGACCGCGCCAAGGTAGCGAATGTCGTGCGCAAGCGTGGACATGCCGTCAACCGACAACTCACAAAGGCCTACCGGGCCGCTTCAAAACAGCAGCAGGGGACCCAACATGGATGATTTCGATCTCGCCGAGCTGCAACGCCTGGCGCGCGAGGCGACGCCGCAGGATTTCGACAGCGCTAAGCTCAAACCCGATGCCGATGGCTGGATCGAGTGTCCGCACTGTGGTGGTGAAGGTTCGGTGCAATTGGAAGCCGACTACTGCAATTACGATGGGCAGGCCCTCGGCGTGCAGTTCTATGGCATCGGCAATGCGTTCGGTGCTGCGGAGCGCTACTACCGGGCGGCGCGGCCCGCTGTCGTACTCGCCATGATCGCGCGCATTCGTGAGCTTGAAGCCGCCCACCAGCAGGCCGGGCCGGTGGGGGATGAGCCTCCGCTTGGCGGGCGCTGGCACTTCGGAAATGGCGTGGTTGTCTGCGGCACCCTCCGCATTTTCGGCGAGGACTTCGACACCGACCCTGCCGAGGACTTCAAAGAGCGCCTCCTGCAATGGGTATGCGACACGCTCAACGCTGCGCAAGACGCTCATCGCGCCGCCCAGTCCGGCCAGCGGTCGGGCGTGACGGAGGAAGCTGACACGCCTGCGGAGATTCTATGCTCGCGCCTGATCGATGCATGGTGCGATGCGAACGGCGGTCAAATTCCGTGGGATAAGGCCATCGAGATCACGGCCATCACAACCAAGCTGCCTGACGCAGAACGCCTGCGCCTGCTGACTCTGGACGACGACGAAGCCGCTATCCCGGCAGATCGCAAAACGGCAGACTTGGCCGCCCTCGTTAAGCATCTAGTCCGCCAACTCCGCAAAGCCGCGCCTGACAACGATCTTGCCAATCGCGCAGCGGACTACCTGAAACGTGAAGGGCTGCAAGGGTCGCCAATGCGAATCGCCGCCCCCACGCAGCGGCAGGAGGCACAACATGGATGAGGCAGCGAACTACAAGCGGATGTTTGAGGACGCGGTGAGCAGCTTGGCTGCCGTCGATGCCGCGCTCGGCATTGATGCGGACGAATCCGGTGGTGCCGCACCGATCCTTGAGGCAATCGCTGTACTCAAGAAGCAAGCCGCCGTAGCTACGGCTGCACTTCCCGACGAGCTCAAGGGCATCCCCGAAGCCATCCTCGAAGGTAGCGGATCCTGGCGCACCTGCACGGGCTGCCATGAAACGGAGGACGGGCACCCTGTCGGCCATTACCCCCACAGCAAGGTACTGGATTGCGCCCTGGGCGGGGGATGCGCCGAGTGCGGTGGCATCGGCGCTGTGTGGGATACCACTGATTACGCAGCAATGGCGGATGAGGGCTGGGCTCAAATGCAACGAGAGCAAGCTGCGCAGGAACGGGCCGAGAGGGTATCAGGCGGCTGGCTGCCTATCACAGCCCCTGGCCAGGTGGCCGTAGGTGACAAGTTGAAGTTCACCATTGGTGAAGCGGAATACCGCGAGACGGTGAAGCAGATCCTTGATCCCGGCACCGACAAGGAAGAGCTGATCTACAACAAGCGCCGCAACTACTACCTCATCACGTCGATGGCCATTGCCAACAAGGGAAGCCAGAAGAACGTCAGGGTCTTGGCCGTCGCCGCGCCCGCGCATCAGGAGGGGAAGTAATGCAAATCCATATCACGCGCGGGCCGAGCCGACCAAAGCCCGCTGTTGGCGACCGAAAGATGATCCGGGGCGTTGAGCACGTGCGCGACTGGGAGCGGGTAAAGAGCGGGGCGCACAAAGGTGCGTATGTCGTCAGGGGGAGCCGCTCTTGTTTCGAGTGGGTGCCGGTGAACGAGGCCCCCGAGCATCTGCAGAAAATGGTTGGACGCTGGATTGGGAAACAACGCCCCGCGCAGCAGCCGCCAGAACTTGCCCCCGATGATCTGCGAAAGCTGGAGCACATGCTCGGCGCCACACCTGGGCACTACCCCAAAACGAAATGGGGATGGCGAAACTACTACGCGACCAGCGGAGGCCCTGCGACTGAGGCAATGAAGCGCATGGAGGCGCAAGGCCTCGTGCGGCTTGGGCACACCGGCGACGGCGGCATGGCGTACTACCACGCCACCGAAGCGGGGTGCCGCGCCGCCGGCCTGACGGGAAAGCAGATCAAGCGCGCGCTGGGAGATGACTGATGGCCGTCTACGTCGACGACATGCACCTGACCGAATTGGGTCGATACGGCCGCATGAAGATGTGCCACATGCTCGCAGACAGCACAGAAGAGCTGCTGGGAATGGCACGTCGCATTGGTGTCAATCCGAAATGGATTCAGAAGGCCGGCACCGAGCGCGAACATTTCGACATCGCCACGAGCAAGCGGGAAATTGCCGTGACCCGCGGAGCAGTCGAAATCACGATGCGCCAGGCGAGCGCCATGGTTGTCCGTCGCCGTGTCACCGGTGAGTTGGGACACCCCGACTTGGCCGAGCAATGGCATCGCGATCACCTTCAATCCAAAGCAGTATGACCGAAACAGCAGCACGAATCATCGAAACAACCCGCTGTAGCTGGGGGATCAAATGAATCAGCCGCTTCCATTCTTGACCGACGCAGAGGTTCTGGAGATCGCAAAACCCCTGGTTCAGCCAGCCGCCATCGTCCGCTGGTTCAAAGCTCAGGGGTATATCTGCCGAACCAAACCCAATCGCATGCCGCTCATTTCGAGATCTCATTTCGAGCAAGTATCCGGTTGTGCAACCGCGGCGAACGACCCTCACGGGTCTGCTGATGCGGTGCAAAGCGGTTCCCAGCCAGACGCAGCAGCGTTGCTTGCTCGTTTCCAGAAGAAAAACAATGGTACGCATCCGGAAAAGCAATCCGCTCGGGCTTGATCGACGCCGTCACGCAAGGCTGCACTTTAAGCATGGGGCGTTCTACTACGTGCATCGGGACGGGCGCTGGGAGCGCCTGGGAACGGATCTCGCCAACGCGAAACGGAAGGCCGAGCACTACAACGACCCTGACAGCACGTTCGGGCTCATGGCGTACTTCTTGGACGAGTTCGTGCTCCACTGCGAGCGACGCACACGGCTCCCGCGGGATAAGGGCGGCATGGCCACGCGCACCTATGACGACTACAAGCGCGACGTGGAAACGCTCAAGACCTTCTTCGGCAAGATGGTTCCAACCGCGATTGAGCCGCACCACATCGGCAAGTATCTCGACCTCGGCCTTGAGATGGATCGAGCAGTGCGGGCCAACCGTGAAAAGGCCTGCCTTTCGGCCTGTTTCTCCTGGCTGATTCGGAAAGGCGAGGCGGGAGTCAAACTGAATCCATGTATCGGGGTGCGACGAAACCCAGAGACCCCGCGCGAGCGCTATGTTGAGCATGCCGAGTACCACGCAGTGGGTAAGGTGGCGGTCAAACAGGTACGCGGCCTTATGGCCCTGATCTATCGTACGCTGCAGCGTCCCGAGGACATCATCGGTTGGACGCCGGCCAACATCGTCATCAAGCGGGAGCCGGACGGTAGCCACCGCAAGGTCATTCGGAACGACCAGGGCAAGACAGGGAAGATCGTCGACATCGCTATCACCCCTGAGATCGAGGCGATCCTACGCGAAATGAAGATGGATGGCGCCAGCACGGGGCCAGGCATGACCATCATCCACACCCGCAGCGGCTTCCCCTACACGTATGACGGCCTCTGCGCGATGCTGCGCCGGTACATAAAGAAGGCCAAGGTGGACGGCTTCGGCTTCTACGACCTGAAGGGCAAGGGCGCCACGGATATGTGGCTGGCCGGTGTGCCCTTGGAGCAGATCCAAGTGCTGTGCGGGCACGAGTCGGTGAAGACGACCGAGGTGTACGTCAAGTGCCGCTGGCGTGGTACAGTGCAGCCCAATTCGGTGCCCTTGGCCGTCTAA